GTCGACCGTGCAGATGTAGACGTGCGCGGGTCCGTCCTCTGTCAAGTAGATCGGCTTTTCGTAGACGCGCAGCGGTCCACGGAGTTCGGATGGATCGCGGTAGGTCAGTTGGGCGATCTTCCACGGTGCAATCAGCGAGTTCGAAGAACCAAGGAAGTCGCATTCGAATTCCTGTTGGAACTTCTGAAGGTCGTTCGCCATTGCCTTGATGGTGTCGTCTCGCCACTTCATCGCGTCCGTTTCGGTCAGATTCGGATTGCGAGCGAAGAACACATCGCGCCACGTGTAGGCAAGGTGCTTGTAGTTGTTCTTCCCGTTCTGTGCGTCCACGAACAGGCGATAGAACAGGTTGAAGCCCTGTGGCGTCGAGACGATGAACAGCTTCGTCGTCTTACCAGACGAGATGACCGGGAATACCGACGCCATGAATTCAAGGGCGATGTTCGCCGGAACGAACGCGAATTCGTCAAGGAACACGATGTTGAACGTGTCTCCACGAATGGCGCTGCCGGACGTAGCCGCAGCACGCACACGTGCCTTGTTCGCTAGAATGATTTGCTTTTCGTCCCATTTCTCCACGCCTTGCTTGAGGAAGCGCGGGAGCAGTTCGAACGACTGCTTGAGACGACGAACGAGCATGATCGCCGTATCTTCGGTGTTCGCAAGAATGGCAACCGATACGTCGGTGTGAAAGAGGATATACCAGAGAAAGTAACCGCACACGATGACCGATGATTTGCCGCACTGCCGTGGCAACTTGGCAATCACGAAGCGGTTATCTTCTAGCGAGTTGATGATGTCCTCTTGAAACGGATACGGCTTGAACTTGACGATGCGCTCGCCGGTCGTTTCGTCGGGGTCGACTTGCTGAATCTTGACGAATTCAGTGATGAAATAGATCGGGTCGTTCAGACACTTCGTGTATTCATCAAGTTCGTGAGCGGTAAGGGTAATTTCTTCATTAGGCAGCGGGAGATTGGGGTTCCCGTTGTAACCTTGGGGATTGGTTTGCCGTGGCATGAGAGATTACGCCTTACCATCACTCAACGCTGCTTTGGTCTGTTTCTTGACCTGTTGCAGTTCGCGGAGTAGATCGGATGCGCGACCGACGAACACCGCTTTGTCAATATTCACTGAGGGAGAACCGGGAGTCGACGCGGCTCCGCCCTGAGCCTCAACCAGCTTGGCTTTGGCTTCTGCGTCTGCTTTCTTTGCTTTTTTGCGAATTTCGTGAAGGGTGATGAGGGTTTTGTTGGCTTCAATCGTGGCTTGCATCAGTTCGGCGATGACTTCATAGGCACGCGGTTCGTCGCCTGCGCTTGCCAGTTCCATGATGCCGTTCAGTGCCGAGCGTCCATCGTCAATGATCTGCTTCAGTTGTTCTCGCGCATGATCCATGTCGTCATCCAACGCTTCGTCATGGCGGTCTCGTTCGACTGGCACTGCTGGTGGAAGGGCAGTAACAGTCTGAACCTGCACGGGTGCGGGCGCACTCGGCAGTGCTTCCAAGACTTCGGCGTTGATGATGTCGGCGGCTTGTTCAACCGCCGTGCGCGTAGCGGCTGGATCGATGTCCAGCACGCTATTCAGGGTTTCGTCCATTAGGATTGTTCGATGTCAGATTCCGTGATGGTCACGTCCGCAATTACGTTCGGTCCCGGTTCAGGAATTTGATTGGGTGCAGCGACAGCGTCGATACGGACTTGGGTGTCCCGCTGCGTCAATTCGGAAGAGGATTCGTCTAGGATTTCGCCCGAGCCGTCCTCTAGTTCCGTATTTAGCAAATCTTCCGTTTCCATGCGCACGGGCGGGTGCGTATCGCTGACGGTGTGAATGTCGACCAAAACCTCTTCGATGCGACTCTGATGCTTGATAGGACCGTAGAAATAGACGGGCATGGTGAACGACAACGTCCACACAATCGCGCGTCGAGTCATGAAGTCTTGTTCGTAGGTGTCGTTCTGCGACGTGCCGACAAGGGTCAACGCGATTTGATCCCGGTAGCCGACTTCGGGAATCACAATCAGCTTGAATGTCAAGTCCGGTGTGAAATACGGAAGCACCTGTTCGACTACCTGTAGCGCGTCCTCATGCGTGCGCGACAGGATGTTCAGATCGATGTTCAGCGTGTAGGGCACGCCCACATACATCTTCGCCAGCCGCTTCAGTTGCGGAGATGGGAAGGTCGTATGGTTCAGGGTGTTGAGTTTGCGTGCGCCGTCGTAGCTGATGCCGGTGACTTCATACGCCATGCGCGGCACGACGATGGCTGTGCCCTTTTGGAGATTTGGATCGGCTTTCAGCCGAACGAGCCACGGTTCCTTCGCAGAGAAATCAATCGGCACGACGAACCGCTGCTGTTCCGCGCCCGTGCTGTCGTTCCGACGAATTTGGATATCGTCAAAGAACGAGCCGAACGCAGCCATGTAGCGTCGAAGCTGTCCGTGATTGAAATACTGCGAAAACATTAGCTAAACCGTGGATTTGTCGTGGGCACCACAACGTCCGGTGCTTCCTGCGTCAGCGTGTCGTTGTCGGCGAGCGGTTCGGATGGGATAGTCGACGGAGCCTCTGACGGCGTGTAAACGGCACCAGACGTGACACCAGTGACGGCGTCGTTTCCGTTGAAGTTGCCGGTGACACTCGATACCACTAGCGTGTTGGTGTTGGCGTCCCATGTGTTGACCACTGCGGTTGCCACTGCTGCCACGAAGCTGCCGCCCTGATAGATCGATTCGCCGACTTGGAACGCGCCGCTGCCTGATGCGAACTGAATCGATTCCGTGTATGCTTGCGACGTGGCGATGTTGTCGACTGCCGTATTGCCGGTAGCGACCTTCTCGTTGTTGTAGTTCCACAGTTCGCATTGCATTTCGTAGGTGTAGAGTTTTCCGAGTTGGAACAACTGTTCCTTGTCCTCTACGAACTTGATTTCGAACATGTAGCGTTTCGTCGTGCCGCCCGCTACTGGCGATTGCATTTCGATGAAAATCAGATCGTTTTCAAGCGGACGGGTGCGCCCCGCCAAACCAAGCACCTGATTGAATCGTTTTGTGGCAACAAGGAACGTTGCTTGGTCACTGATGACGAGTCCGAACTTGCTGAGCGTTTCAGACGCGCCCTGCATTTGCATGCTTGACTTGAGATAGACTTCGATTTCGTAGGCGTGCGGATACTTGCTGAGGGTATCTTCACCGAACAGATCGTCAATGTTGACGGCTTCGCGCGGCAGGTAGTAAACGCTCTTCCCGTAGATTTGAATCGCTTCGATGATCAAATCTTCGACAAGCCCTTGCTCAGTCGTGAACGTCGTGAAGTTGAAATGTGGATTGACGGGCATTGTTAGCCCACGATGAAGTCAATCGGTAGCTGGTATTCGTTGCGGAGCCGATCTTCCAAGTCCTTGAGTTCTTCCGTCGCTTCGTCGTATACCTCTTTGCCGTTGAGGGTGACGCCGCCCGGTAGAGCAATCTGCCCGAACTTTTTCATGTTCGTGCCCCACTGCTTTTTGATGAGCGCAGTGGCGTAGTCTTGCAGCCAGCGGTCGCCCCAAATGTCGGTGACGACGGTCGGATCAAGCGCCTGCATGCACTCCACGACAAGGAATTGGTGAGGCTGGAACGTCGAATACCAGTTCACGTCCACGTAGAGCCGCCCTTGGTGCCGGTTGAACCGGATGCCGGGTCGACCACGGAACGTATCGTTCAAAAGCTGCTGATACTGACGCCCGACGACATACGGGATGATGCTGTTCGACGTGAAGTTGGACAGCAACGAGATGTTGAACTGTGACTGCGGGTCGAACAGAATGTCTGCCGAGATGCGCGAGTCGAACGGTGCGAAAATTTTGTTGATGGCGATGATGTAGTCGGGGATGTCAATGTATTTCTTGTCCATGTCGCCGAGTTCCAGCGCCGTGAACGCAGTCACGATGTCTGCGATGCCTGTTGCCGTGCTGGTGCCGCCCGTGATGACGTGGACGTTGTCGAAGGTGCCGGTGACGTTCTTCAGGAACAGGATGACGGCTGCTGGCGTCCATACGGCATTGATCACACCCGTTGCCCCGCTTGTGGCTTGAGTGACCGTTTCGCCGTTTGCGAAGCTGCCGGTGAGTGTCCCGCTGCTGAGCGTAAGTTTCGTGCCGCTGATGCCAATCGTCGCCTGAGCGCCCGACCGCTTGCCGGTGACTACTTCGCCTTCAAGGAAGGGCTTTCCGTCGCCTGCCGAGCCGGTCGCCGGTCCCGTCGAGATGAACGCTACGGGTCCGGTTGTGGCGAACATCGTGATTGAGTTCGCGTCAATGACCGTGTTCGATAGGATGTCCGTAATCGCGCCCGGAGCGACGACTTGCCCGTGTGCGTTGGAACTCTGTCCTACGATGACTTCGTTGTTCTGAAAGGGAACAGTCGGTGTGCCGGTGAAGTGCATCACAGACGGCGTGATTTCATGGCGAAGGAAGTTCTTCACCGTGCCGTCCATGTGATACTGCCGATACATGTAGAACGCCTTGTCGATTTGATCTTCGACTTGGTCATCTGACACGTTGATTTGAAGCACACCATCGCCGAGTTGACGGAGACAGAAGGCTTTGAATTCTGCGCGTGAGGCTGGAATCATTAGGTTGCCCACAGGTTCGCGCCAACCGGGAGCACGACGCGCCCGTTGGTCGTATCTGCGCGGAACTGCCCGTTGGCAAAGATGCGCGTTCCGTTGAACGTGCTGTTGCCCGCAACTTGAAGTGTGGTGCCGACGTTGGCGAAGCCCGAGAGGGTCGAATTGCCGCTGACGGCGAATGTGCTCAGCGCGTTGATGAATCCACTGAACGTGGCGTTGCCGGTCTGTGTCATCAAACCAGCGACGTTGATCGCGCCTGCGACGTTTGCCCAACCGCCGATGATGGTGTTGCCTGCGACCTGAAGCGTCGTGCCAACGTTGGCGAAGCCGCTGAAGCTGGCGTTACCAGTCTGTGTGAGGTTGCCGGTGATCGCCGCGTTGCCCTGCACAACCATTTGGTGCACGACGTTGATCCAGCCGCCGACAATGACGTTGCCCGAGAGGTTCGCTGTGCCCGTGACCGTGAGGTTGGCGATCTGTGAAACCGAAGGCGCGAGTGCACGCCACTGCTTGTTGACGCTTGACCAGATGATAGGGATCGCGCCGCCGGGTGCGATGATTGAGGCTTGGTCGTTCGGGAACTTGAAGCGATTGTTCACGCCGGAGTTCGTGTTCGCGGACGCGAGCGTGATTTGGAACGTGGTGCTGAGGTTCTGAATGTAGAGAACGCGAGAACCCGTAGCGAAGTTCGATGGAGCCTGAATACCTGTGATGACGGCGTCGATAGACGGCGTGAGGTTCAAGAGGGAGCAGCCGTCAATGCCGCCCGGTGCGAAGTCATCGTATTCGGGGTTCGTGAGCGCCGCCGCAACCGTGGCGTTCTGACTGGCGAACAAGACTTGCTGCACAATCAACGATCCGCCGTTGCTGGTGAGCGTGCCGTTGAAGAGCGCGTTGCCGGTCTGTGTGTAGTCGGCTGTGACTTGGATGTTTGCGTTGGCTGTGACGGACCCAAGGAACGTGACGGGAGCCGCCGACGTGAACGACATAGGCGAGTTCACGCTTGTGCCGTTGACGGGTTGTAGAAGCAGCGAACCGCCTGCGAAGTTCCACGAATTGCTGTTCGCTGTGACGACTACGTTGGCGGTAATCGTCGTGTTGCCACGCAAGTCAACGAGTGTCGAGTTGGCAAAGAACGTGTTGACAACGAGCAGACTGCCGTTGACGGTAAACGCACCATTCGCAACGACGCCATCACCGAGCACTGAGGAATTCAGCGCATCGATGATTTCGTTGGTTTTGTTGAACCAGTCCCGAAAGGTCTGTGTTTGAAGTAGGTCCGTAATCGGCATAGCTGCCCGGTATTTAGTGGTTTACGAGCATTCCTACCGAACCGATGGGGGTCTGCTGTAAACCGTGAAATCCACTGAAATCTGCGGCTTGGACAAGTTGGTCGAGAGTCCGATCCTTCAGTGCGTCCGGGTAGGCGTATGGGAACACCAGCGGAATGCGCGCAAGGTGTTCAAGGGTGAACGCCTTTGACGGTGCGCTCATTTCGAGCAGGCGAAGGGGATTGATAAGGGCAGCGTCGGCTTTCCAGCCGATCCATGCACCTTCCTCAATTCGTCCTGTCCACCATTTTCCAACTAGGGACGGTGCATGTTGAACCGCGCTGGCGTTTAGGTCGACACCAGCGATCTTAATGTCCGGTCGGTAGATAGTTAGGCGTCGAAGCAACAGCCCGTTGCCGCAGCCCAAATCGAGCACCCGAGCGCCTTTCGGTAGCTTTTCGCGCAGCGTGTCGATAAGCATCTTGTGAGCATCGCGCATCGCGCCGGGTTCGGTGAACCCGTTGTCCGTCCAGAGCCACGATTCCGGCTTGTTGTAGGTGCCCGGATAGGCGAACTCGCACTTGGTCGGTGTCCAGTCGGTGCGCGTCGAGCACTTCACGGCAGGCAGCACGATTTCTGCGATGCCGAATAGCCCGGACCATCGAACTGGCCAACGCATGACTTCCTTCATCAGCAACACATCTTCCTTGTTGCCGCCGGTCTCTGCGACCTTGATGAAGCGTTCCGCCATGTCGAGCGATGCCGGACAATCGAAACGGCAAGGGAGATGTGGAACGAGCCGGATACCGAAGTGACGAAGCAACGTCGAGCCGAGATTCGGCGTGCCGGTGTAAGCGTGCGCACCCAAAAATTGTTCGTAGGTGCTGTCGACTTGCCCTTTCGCCCACGTCGCCATGAAGTGCTTGGTGCAGCACTCCGGGTATTCCAGCAAGGACGCCATGCGTGTGTGGAAGTCCGGTTGATCGCCGTAAGGGATGTCCTTCACGCGATCTGGCGTCGTGATGATCGCCCGGAACA